TTTACATAAACTGCCTGTAAAGCATCCGTTAGGTTTGATAATTTGCCCTCAGTAGTTTTAGCCCGTTCATTCATCCCTCCCATGACTCCATCCATTTTAGATAGAGATAGTAGGGTATCCAATATTGATTTTTCCGTTGCCTGTACGGTTTTGGTTATTCCCCGAAAGGTAAAACTAACCTGATCCCCTGATTTAGCCGCCTTAATCCCAAATTCTTTTAGGCGTTCATTTTCCCCAGTCATTGCGTCCAGAATCGCCTCTACATACTGCTGCAGTGGCTTTTGTTGGCTTGCAGCCATATCGCCAATTGCTTGCAATTGTTCCTCTGTAGGCTTCATTCCTCGATTAGCTAAGGAAACATAAGCCGCCGTCACTTGCTCCAGTTCGTAGGGCGTGGTTTGGGCAAATTTGGCGATTTTAGCGTAGGCAGCCTCCGCCGCAGCCGCACTCCCTTCAATCGTTTTTAATTGAGCCTTAAGATTTTCGGTCTGAATCCCCGCTCTTTGGATGTTTGCCGATAATCCCCCAAAAAAAGCCGTTATTGAACCAGTTATCGAATTAAAAGCCCCTGTAACCGTATTAGCGGCAAGATTCCCCACAAAAGATGAGAAAGCCAATTTAGCACCGCTAATCAACTCGGTGACACGCCCCCAACGATTGGAACTGTCCTTAAGCTGGGCGTTTAACTGCTCTAGTCGCCGGTCCAACTGCTTTTGAGCATCGGCAATATCCCGAGCGCTGGCTACCCCGCTATTTTTAATCGCCTCAAATGCCGAAACTGCCTGCTCTTTAAGCGATTTGATATCCGCCTCGCTTTGCACCCCCAATTCTCGATAGGCATTCTTGACTAAATTAGCCGTCTGTTTGGCGGCTAAAGCCTTCTTCTTTTCCGCTTCGGCAAAAGCGTCTGCATCCCCAACTTTTAGAGCCTCTTGAGAGGCTTTAATCGCTTCCTCTACCGTATCCTGTGCCTTTAATAATGCCTCATCAAAAGCGAAGGAAACCTTCTGCAAAGCGCCCGTTACCGCCGCCAATCCCTCAGAAGTGTACTTAATCCCTAAAGTGCGAGTTGCCATTATCAGTTATCAATTATCAGTAGATAAATCTTTAATCGCTTTTTTGATATTTTGATTGTCACTCCTAAAACTTAAAGCCCCATCGACAATATTAGCTTTTCTTTCCTCAGCTTCCAGATAATTAGCCGCATCCAAAAATAATTTTATCTGGGCTTTGCTGTATTCTCCAATGTCCGAGAGTCGGTGTCCGGCGCAAAGGAGTCTGGTGATTTGGATAGCCCACCCTTCGGTGCTAGTCTTGCCGCTATTTTTTCGGCTCCCTCGGTCAGTTTCTGAATAAAAAAATCGGAATTTATCTCAAAAACCGCAATAAACAAATCCATCGCTTTATCACCTTCTAGCTCGCCAATTTCTTCTAGGCTTAATCCAGTAGCTAAATTAGCCAATTTAGCCAAATCATCTAAAGCATCTTCCCCTCGATCAAGCATTGTCATGATTACGGCGGTCGAATCTTTGAGGGTGCTAAATATTTCGATATATTTCTTAGCAATACCTAAAACCGATCGAAAATCTTTAAACTTAAAAGGTTTGACAGTAATCCCATTGATTTCTATGGCAGGAAATAATACTTGCAATTCTTGATCTGGTGACATATTTAACCTCTTAGTCTTGGTGATTGTCGAAATTGTGTTTTAGGTAATTGTCGGGATCGTGTTTCATGAGAAAAACTTCTTTTGATAGCTTTGATTTATCATTAATAAAATCTACCAATCTATCAATTGTATAAACAAGAAATCTTTGCCTTTTGACTATATCTTCTAAATCTTTTTTAGAGGCAAAGTTTCTTGTTGTCTGTTGGATTTCTTCTAGTTTATTTTTAACAAATTTAAATTCCTGCTTAATCTCCTGAACACTCATGTGCAACTGCGCTAAAACAGCAATCAAGGTCGCAATAATAAACCAGTTTGCTTCTAAAAATTCGCCCAAATTAAACTCTTTTTTAACAGGTGAACTGACATAAACAGGAGTATGCGAATTGGCAGGCAAATTAGGCAAGGTGGTAACAACTGAAATAGATAAAAGCAAGCTAATCATACCACGCCCCCTTCTAGTAATTTTAGGACTTCATCAGCCATTCCCGCACTCAATTTTTCCGCCGTTTCAAAAAAGGATATTTTTTTAGGAACGGTGACAGCTTTTTGGATTTTGTAAATTGGCACATTTTGCCCATTTATCTCTACAGCAATAATCGTTCCCGTAGCGACAGGGAAAAGCCGCACACGACCCTTGATTTGCTCCCAAACCTTAGACCAAGAATTACCTTTAGTTATTCGCTTAAAACCCGCCGCCGCACCCGTGTTAAGCAGAATAATCAAGGTGGGATTTCCCGTGATATTTTTGCCCTCTTCAAAAGCATCCATAAAAGGCACCCCTAGCCGAACAAAACTGGCCAAAGGAAGCGAGCCAGAGGGCGGCAAATCGTAAACCTTAACGGCTTTTTGAAAGCCTCCCGTCCCCGTCGGTCCGCGCTTGAATTTTCGTAATTGCCCGCGAATTTCTCTTTGTAATGCTCTGGCAGTTGCCCGCAAAACCGCACGATCAGCCGCTTTCAAATCTTTGATTTGAGAGCTAAAAAATTCTCGCGTTGCCCGTCGCCGATCTGCATCATTAAACACAAGGCACCACCTCAGATTGACGAACTCGGTAAAAAGGTCCATCGGCCTGAGCCGAATCAAATAAAACTGCGGCTTGCACCTGCATTGGTGTCACCTCTTGAGTTATTAATTGCAGCTCTTCGGTCGCTCGAAACTTGACTCGAAAAGCGTCGATTACTACTGGCGTATTATTTTCTGCTGTATTTAATCCTGCAAACCGAAGCCAATACTCTTGTGGATTTTGATTTAAAGCAATTATTTTTTCGCTATTACCAAAAGTATAAGAAGCCGCATAATCAGTATTAATCGTCGCTGCTCCAGTGGGCGTAAAATAGATCATGCCAGCTTTTAAATCTACGGTATAATCCGTGTTCCTAACTAAGATTCCTAAACTTGTAAAACTGGTTAAATTAATATTTGCCAACGGAACCCACGAACCTTTAGCACTTGGACAACGCACGGTTTCGTTAGTAACTGTCGCCCCTGTAATTTTATTAGCCGTGCCAAAAAGAAGCAAAGCTAAATTATCTAAATCCCACGACTCCATTGTGATTTGCGCCATAACTTCTTTTGTTCGCGGTAGCTCTAAATCTTTATTCCTTTGCCCTGTCGTGCTTTCGTTGTGAGTAATGTAATCTATATTGTGCATTATTCGCAGTTCTGGGCAATTGCCTAGATACCGAAGCCCATTTGTTACGACTCCGGCACAGCTTCGCACGCCTGCGTAAACTTCGCCTTGCCCAATAAAATATCTGCTATCTACAGCCATTAGTATCACTGGGGAATTCCCCACGGAGAATTTTTTATATTTTACTTTCAAACCTTGCTAAACGAACCATCTTGGAAAACGATAGACAATATCAATCGTTACCCCCACTTTTATTGCTTTTCTGCCTTTTGTTTCTATGGATTTGAATCTTTCCTTGAGAACGGTATCGATCGCACACCCAGCCCAAGTGGGATCAATTGCAATCGCCCTTAAAATATCACTGGTCGCCCGACACCCTAGCTCAAGAACATTTTCGCCAAAAAGGATCGCATCTATTTCCACTGGCATCACAGCCTCGTGATAGTTATTTTTAAGCGCAAAAAACTCGTTATCAACATCACGGTAATTAAATCCTTCTTTGTTGTACTCAGAATCAATATCCTCAAAATAAGTAACTACTTCACCCAAATCGGTAGAATATCCGTTAGCGATAGTAATTCCTGCCAGTCTTTCGCCAATTTTTGTCAGTATCTCTAGAGTTTTCATTGCTGCTTTAAGATCAATAAAGTAAAAGCGCCGTCGCCCTGGGGTTGCACGCCTACTACTACATAATCAATACCGTTTACCTCAATTCCGTCTCCGTGGGAAACATTAATCAAATCACTAGATTTACCGAAAGCCGTAATAGATCGCCCTTCTGCCCCTAGTTCAAAAGCGGCAAAAGTATTATCAAAAATCACCTTTACCGCTACCCCATTAAGAGTAGCGGTAACGGCAAAATGATCAAGGTCAAGAAAAGTATCAAGATTCTCGTTCAGCATCTTTGATTGCTTTCTGGTTAACATCATCATCATCAAAAGAAGACACATCTTGAGGCTTATACACCTCAATGTTGGCCGCATGATGCAAAGCTAATTCCGTTGGCAGTTCTAAAGTGTCCCCCCCATTATATTGTTGATTTTCGTGGTAAATCGTTCGCCCATACTTAACTCCATATCGGTAATTGCCGCAAACGAAACCACTTGTCGGAAAGCAATGTCAATGGTTTGCATAACTCGGATATCAACATCCCCAGTGTTATAACCCGCCCCGTAGGGATTGACCAATATTTCCACTGATCCCCATTCTCCAATTATCAAATCATTAAAATTGCCAAAGATTAAAGGAGAAAGGTTTGCACCAGTTCCTTTAGTTAGATTACTAGGGACGGCATTGGTGCAAGCAAACTGATAACCCATCAAAGTTCGTCCAGGGTCAGATAAAATAAAGTTGCCTTCTACCCCAGAGGCTTGCTTAGGAGTCAACATCAGTCGGCTCTTAACAAGAGGATTAGTCAGCCAATTAAGCGCCCCCATATCAGCATTATCGATTTCTAGCTCGCGCATTAAGCCAATGATAGCGGAATAAGTTGGCGCTCCTCCATTAGTCCCTAGTGGCACCGTACCAATGCCGGCTAGATTTAAAATTCCCCTTGGCTCCCCATTCGCTCCCGTGCCTCGAATAGCGGCTTGATCAATTCCCCGCGCCATAACCGCCGCAAAATCGTTCCTAACAAACTGTTCAATGTCAATGGAACTTTGCAACAACATTAATCGAGACATTTGAGACCGAGCGGCGATCGTTTTGGGACGCAAAGGCACTTGACGAAAAGTCGCCTCAGACTGAGTGATTGATCCGCTTTCCCCTACCCAGTAAGTCTGGGTAATCGCATTTTGTCCTGGAATGTCCACGTTGCCTTGTAACCCGCTCATCACAGTGGCACCAAGCGATCGAATCACCAATTTGTCTCGCAAAACATCAATAAAATTTTCCGCCATTAAACTGGTTTCGACAGTGTTGCCGCCGGTGGCAGCCGTGCCAACTTGGTACGTGGCGCGGTAGCTTTCCATTCTGACATCTCGCACTGGCAGGAAAAAACCCGACGTTTCTTTCCCGGCTCGCTTGGCGATTTCTCTAGAGCATTCCCGCTCAAAACCGGCTTTACTCCAATCATTGGTAAGACAAGCATTTATCGCCCGCAAAATCGAATAAGATTTACCCTCTTTTGTCGATAAACCTAAAGGATTAACAGCGCCCGCCACTGGATTCATTTGCTCACCTAACCGAGCGAGATAAAGCGATCGAGCGGCTTCGATATCCATATCTTCCTTAATTGCTCGTTGGCCTAATTCTGGAAATCCATAGCTTCTCACCAATTCCTGAATTCCCAAAATTCTTTCTCTTTCCAATTCCCTTTCTGCAT